CAAAGTTCCGCGCTGTTCGGCTTCGGCAATTCGTTCTTGGTTGTCAGCAACCCATTGTTTGAATCCGTCCGGCACGTCGGTAACCTCGTTTACGCTTGTTTCCGATTCGTTCCAAAATTCTTCTTCGGTGTTGAGTATCGAAATTTGATAACACCTGCAATTCGGATGCCAGCCGGTAAACAAAAAATCTTTCGGATATTTGCCTGCCAAACTTTCGCAGAGCGGACAATCGAAACCAACACCCGACCGTTTTACCTCAAAACCGACAACAAAATCGAGTTGCGCCCATCTTTCGTTTTCGGCTGCGCGATACGCCATATTGATTTCGGTACGTGCCAAACGTGCGCTGCGATATTCACAGTCGAGAATGTGCGCTGCGCTTCCGAATTTTTCCGAATAATCGGCGCGGAGTTTGTCGAAATCTTGCAAGTATTGCGAAATCTTTTTGCTCAAAGTAATTGCCGAATATCCTTTTTCAATCGAAGTTGAAATTGCCGTTTCAAGTCCTTGCTTGTAGTTATCTGAAATATCCCAAATGCGGTCTGAAAGTGTCAAGCCGTTTGTCTTTCTTTTCAGAAAAGCGGCTTTTGCTTGGTCGTTGTGGCGAAAATAGCGGCGGTAGGCTTCGTCTGTCGGGATTGCACCGTATTTTTTCAGCAGTTGCTTTGTGAGATTGTCGTTAAACAGGTTTGAATTTTCCCATTCGGCATTGATTCCGTTCATTACAACCGCGCCAATGTCTTGCGCGAAGTTGGATTGAATTTTCTGTATTGCGCGTTTTGTTTCGGGATAATCGGCAAACGAAAAAGGTTTTGAGCCGTCATAGTTTGTCAATAAAACGGCTTTTGCTGCCTCGCGGTTGTAAATTTGATAAATACCACTAAGCGCGTGAATGTATTGTTCCACGCGCTTATTCAGGTTATTATATGCAATTTTTGCGTTCACTTTTATTGTGCCGTATTTTCAAACACGTTCAATCGTGCGCGGTTTCTCGTTTCTTCGGCTTTTTCATTGGCAATCCGTCCAACTTCGGCTTTGCTGTCGTTCACAAGTCCGAGAAGTTTTACTGCCGTTTCGGTGGATAACAAACCGGCTCCGTGCGCTCTGATAATGCTGTCGTTGTTTTGTTGCTCCTCAAAAGGCGATGTAAATTCAAACTTAATATCAAGGTTATCGAAATTCAAGGCTTGATTGAAAACTTTTTTAATGATTGTGATAATCAGATTCTTTTCTCTGTCTATCAGTTCATCGTAAATTTCAATGTTTCGGTTACGCTTTATCATTCCGACTGTCATAATGCGCTCAATGGCTTTGCCGCTCAATGTGCCAAGTCCTAACATTTCTTTGAAATCGAAATTCGGCGTGAAAGTATCTGCCAAAATTGCCTCTTTGTTGGTTTGTTTTTCGCTGTCGCGGAGTTCGCACGAAGTAGGCGGTTCGATGTATCGGAAATCACTGTCTTTCCCTTGTAAATTAATGAGTTTACCGATTTGTTCGGGGTCGGCAAGGTTTTTTATTACGTCGGCGGTTGCAGCGGCTATCGGGTCGGCAAAGTAATTATTCGTATCGGCTATTTTGCTATCCTGCATTTCGTCGCGTTCAATTCGAGGCTGTGCGCTGCGCCAAGCCTTTTCTTGCCGGTAGTAAATGATATTGATTTTTCCTGTCGGATTATTTACAGCCTCGATATTCCAACCAACCGAAGCACGCCGGCAACGATAAATCATTTCGGGCGTGTGAATATCAAAATATTCTTCTGTCTTATTATTGCTATTTTTTAAAAAATATCCTACGCCAAAGGCAATCATTTGTTCGTACTGATTGAAAAGCGGATACAGGTCAAATCCATTTGACTTGCTCAAAACCTGTGCGCGAACTTTCGGCTTGCCGTTTTCTTGGAAAATGTGATAAAGTTTCGCCGAGTGAGTTTCGGCTCCGGCTAATCGCTTGCATTCTCTTGTGGTGGAATTAAAACGGTGTTCGGTCAAGAAATCCTTAAAAGCGATATATCCTTTGTCATCCTGTTCTTCGCAAGTCCATTTGATAGGATTGTTCAACAAAAAAAACAGTTCGACTTCGTTAATATGTTCCTGCCACGAGCGAGGCAGTTTTTCGGTTTTATAGTCTTCGCGACCTTTCCGTTTCTTGTTCGGTCGTTGCATAATGGCGTGTGTTTCGGGATTGTATTCGGCAATCGCCTGCTCAACCTCTTTTCGCCTGTCCTCAAACAAATCCTTTGCCTTGCTAATGTCTTTGTCGCGGATTAACTCTAATAGCGTTCTATCTATGCCAAATCCACGAATAACTATGTTTTTGAAGTAATCAACTAAATTTACCATATCGTTGAATTTATTTTTTTATTACAGGAGTTTCTAATGCTTTTTCGACAGACCAACCTAAATTTAATCTTTGTCGAATAGTAGTATATTTTAATTCAAATATTCTGCACCAATCTTTTAATGTTCTCTTATGTCCATTATATTCTATTGCTATCACATCTATTCTTTGCCTTTGATTATTGTTTTGTGTTTTTCTTGTTGCAAAACGGCAATTTTCGGGAGTGTAATTTCCATTATTGTCTATTCTATCAATACTCAAATCTTTTTGCCAACCATTCGCCATCGCCCAATCATAGAACACTCGGAAGTCATTGCGCCATTCTTCGCAAACTGTTATACCACGACCGCCCCAATTCTCAAATCCTGTCGCCTTTTCCAAATAACACCTATCAATCATTGAACGCCACACGCCATAAAGAGGATGGTTTTTCGTCATTCCGTGCGTGGTTGTTCTCTGTTTAATTTTTTCGATATTGTAACAACCGCAACTTTGTGTTTTGCCTTTTGTAACACTTTTTCCAACAATATTTTTGAAGTTTCCGCACTCGCACTCAAAAAGCCAAACAGCGTGATTGCTTTTGTTGCTTCCTGTTCGTTCAATCGCAGTCAGCCGCCCGAACTTTTGCCCTGTTATATCAATTACTTTTCTCATAACTAAACAATTTAATTTTAGTGTAAAGATACTGATTTTTATTGAATTATGTAAGTGTTTGAAGTCATATCTACCAGATACCCAAATCTTCCTTGTCGTAATCTTGTTGGATTAAGATTTTGCCGAGAATTTCGCCAAGTACCCAATATCGTGCGCCGTCAAAGCAATTATGTACTAAAATTCCGTTCGCTACATATTCGTGAACATCTTTTACTTCTAAATCAAAAACCTCACAAATATCTCCCCCTACTATCTCTATTCCTTTCACTTCTAACGCTTGCAGAGTGTTTTCCACTGCAACCTCTTCCGCAAAATTCGTTTGGATAGTATTTATTGACGGAAAAAGATTGTCCGCACCACTTGCACAATCTGTTTTCATTGTCGATTTTATTGTGTAACCTGTATGCGGATTTGCATTTGTTTGAGCAAAATTTGTTTTGTCCGTTTTTCTTTGCCATAAACTCACATCTGCACTGCTCACACTTGAATTTTTGAGGCATCTGTTTTTCAGCAACCTTTTTTGCGTGTTCACTGTGCCACGCTCGCCCCTCATCGCTTCCGTGCCATTCTTTGGCAAATTGTGAAGCATACGCCATTCGCCCTCGCAATTCGTCTTTGTTTCGGTCTTGAATATGCTCGGATAAATGCTTGAAACCTTGCACCAATTCAAGATTTTCAATCGCATTGTTAGATGTATCGCCGTCCTTGTGATGCACGTGATGACCTTTCGGAATTTTCTCATTGTAGTGCTCCCAAACAACCCTGTGTAGTCTTTTTGTGCCACGCGAGAAATATCTTTCGCCTGAATACAATTTATATTCTTTTTTGTTAAAGATTTGCACACGTACAACACGTCCCCTTTTGTCAGTTCTTGTAATTGCTTCCATTTTTCTTTTGTTTTAATTTTATGGTCAGGTGTACCCTGAATTTCAACCACAAAGTTGCAAAAAATAATCCTAAAATGCAATATCTTTTTACGTCCATTATTAAAAACTTTTCTAACAGGTCTAAATCCCTTTGATGTAAGCACATAGTCTCCTACTTTAATCTCATCTATTCTTGTATTTCCATCACTTGTTTTGACGAGAGTTTTCCCAACAAAGCAATGATTATACTTGTCAATCGGCTTGTTTATGAAATTGCCGTCTTTATCTCTATCCCAAGTATAATTGCGCCTTTCTTCGAGCAGGTTGTACGAGCGTTTTGTGATTTTCAAATTATATTCCAACATTTTGTCGATACCTGCCACGATTGAGCCTGCGTACTTGTCTGCCGGATAAATCAAAATTCCTGCGTTGGCAATTTCCTGTATCAATCGCGGGTCGGCACTGTCGGCAATTACTTTTGTGTCGGATTTTTTCAACTCCGTAATAATTTCGCCCGTGAGCATTCGTGTTTTGTAGCAAAGTTCGTCGAGGTATAAATCCTTTTCGTGTACAGCACAATCGACAATGGCAGTTACATCGTTTGAATATCCGAAGTCGATACCGCGACCTCGTTTTTTTATGAAATTCGGTATTTCGTCCACCAACTCAAAGGATTTGAAAATAACGCCTTCTGCTACGTCTGCCCAACGCCCAATGATAATGTGAGCGTATTTTTTTGGATTTTCCGCTTTCATTTCCGCTACATCTTTCAGAAACTGCTCGCTCAAATGCTCCAAATTATCCAAATAAGTAGAATGAATATGCAGTACGTTTGGGTGCGTGCTTATCTGCACTTCCACGCCGTCAATCACTCTGATTTCGTGCGTTTTTTCAATGTATTTTTTGTAAACCCAATGATTTACGTCGCTCGGATTCATTATGAGAATTACGCGGTTTTGAATCCCTTTTTGCCGGATAGATAAAGCCAATTTATCAAAATCTTTTTCGCTTACCCATTCTTCCATTTCGTCGCCCACGAAAGTAGTCAGTCCTTGAATTGACTTTAAATTTGCCGTCTGATTGCCCGAACTTGTTTTAATGCCTCGAAACATTATCACGCTGCCGGAATATAAGTTTTCAATATCCGTTTTTGTTACGTTGAAATGCTTTTCTGTACCTTCGAGTTCTATTTTTTCGGTAAATTCGGGAATAATTGATATGTGAGCCGATGTGAGCGTGTAGCGCGAATACAGGATTTTATGCCCCTCTTGGAATGATAGCCGTTCAATAAAAGTAGAGGCGTTGAAAGATTTTGCACCGCCTCGACCGCCTGTTAGCAAAATGATAAATTTTTCTTTATTCTCGTACATTGGCTTGAATATGTCTTGAACTTCTATCGGCATTTTGTTATTCGGCTTTCTTAGTGTTGTTCATTGTAAGCCACGAATTTATATCAATGCTTCCTTTGGTGGTAACTTCGGCTTTAACATCCAAACTTTCACCGAAACCCTCGTTGCGCCCAAGCGTGGACATTAGGTATTTTATCATTCCGCTGTCGGGGCGTTCAATCCAACCGACAATTCGACTTGTTTCTTTGCCGTTTTCGTCTTTTTCTTTTATCGGAATGCCTCTCGAAAGCACTCGCGAGGTATAAATACATTCGTCGAGGATTTTTCCGCGCTCATCGTCGATTACTGCTTGAAAGTCTGCATCTTCTTTACACCAAACGTAAATCGTTTTTCGTATAACCCCAAAATGCGAAGCCATAGCGGAAATTGTCCCGCCTGTCTTGCTCGCTATCTCTTGAAATTCGGATAGCGTTGGTTTTTTACTCGGTTGTCCTACGTTATTCATATAGACTGTTTCATTGTTTCTTTATCTATCAATCAGTCGCAAAATTTCTTCGCCCTTGATGTAGCGGTCGTTTATGTTTTTGCCGAGCAGTTCCATAAAATAGACTTTTGTTTCAAAGTCTGAAAATGAAAGCGTTACAAACGGCTCGCCCGAAACTTCTTCTTTCATTTTTTCCTTTACGGCTTGCTTTGCCTCTTTTACGGCTTGCTTGCGGACTTCTTTTTCTTCGTCAGATAATTTTTCGAGATTGTCGAAGTCTTTTTTGATTTCCGTATTGTATTCCGGCATTTCCATTACCGCGATATTCGGCAAATAATAATTCAAATCTTCGAGCGCAAGTCCGGCTTTTTCGTAGTCAATCAGTGGGATTAACTCAATCATTTTTTCGCGGTCTATCTCAGTGTTTTTTGTGAAATAGGTCAGTTGTTCGAGTTCTGTTTTTTCGTCCAACTCACACATTTCTACTTTCACTTGATAGTCGGTTTCTTTTGTGCCGTTGTATTTGTGGATTAAATCCAACGCCTCGATATTTCCGTGTCCGTCTATCAAATTGCCTGTGGTTTTGTTCCAATGAATACCACCGATAAGTCCCACACGCTTAATGTTGGCTTTTCGTTGCGCAATATCTTCTTTTGTGCGCGTTTTCGGATTGTACGGATTTTTGTTTATCTGACTTCGCCGAATTACAACCGTTTCACTTTGTCGGTAAAGTTCTTTTTTGCTCATATTTATTCGTTTTTCAAAGAATTTTCATACTCAAAAACAATTCGCTCTGCATCGGGAAATACCGCAATTATTTTTTTGTAATCGTTTGGATAATTCCAACGGCAGTACATCAAGAAAGGCAAATTTGTAACATCGTTTCCCTGCGATTGTCCGTTTCCGTATTTTGTTGGCTGTATTAGTTTTCGGTGCTTGATATACGCCAACACATCTTTGTTTTTGTATTTCGATAGCGGATAAGCATTTTTTGTCGGCTCGCAAATATGCTCGTCTGCATAACTGCGAAGCATTAGCCGCCTGTTCATACTGTCCGACTGCTTGAATCCGAAAATCGCCCACGCTATGCCGGTGTTCTTTTTTGTCATTTCGACAATGTTTTTAAGTTGATACACTCGCTGTGTGCGGTCGGGTGTAATTCCCATATAACCGTCGCGAATGTACTGCGACAAAACATAATGCGGTACTTGCATAAATTCGATAGTCGGATATTTTGCCTTTGCCCAAGAAATGTAAGCGTTTATGTGGTCGAGGTCTTTAACCATATACATATAAACGCATACAATTTTCTTGAAATACGGATAGCACATATCCAACAAAGCGATACTATCTTTTCCGTTTGCCGAATGAAACAGTATCACATTGTTGGTTTGTGCCGCCACTTTTTTAATGCAGTCGAGCGAATAAAACATATCTGTTATGCTCTACCTAACGACCTTGCATTGCTTTTACGATGCGACCTTTTCGCTTCACCGGAACTCCATCCGCCGGGACGGTTTGCGATTGCGCGGTTTTCTCGTCTTACACCTGTTGCCGCTGAACTTCTTGCTGCAATATTGCCCTTTGCCATAATGATAAATTATTAAAAAGTTAAACAAAAAAGGGTTACGCACTCGCTTTTGAGTGTGCAACCCTTTGGGTTAATTATTTGTTTTTATTTATTTGAAAGTTTCGTGATAAAGAATTTTGCCCAAAACAAGTGCAATGTATTCATCTTCTTTTTCAAAACCTTCAATTTTTGCCTCTTTTTCAATCAGCGTTTTGTCTGCATTTACTTTTGAAACGCTTATTTTGCCAAGTTCTTTGGGGTTATCAACATTATTAACCCACGCATAATAATCAAACTCAACCAACAAACGCGGACTATCGGGATTGTAACCGGCTTGCAGCAAAATGTATTTCAAAGGCTTGTCGCCAAGATACTGATTATCTCTGTCGAAATTGGCTATTTTTTTCCAATAATGGTCTGCATTATCGCGGAACTCGATTTTTTTTGTACCGTTCAAAATTCTGTCAAAGAAAACGCCTTTGATAGTAAGGTACAAGACTTCATCGTCTTTGATATTTAGTTCGTTGTAAACCGCTTGCAGTTTTTCGCTTTTTGCGATGTTTGATTTTTTTGTCATAACTTAAATGTTTTAAGTACATTGCAAAATTACAGATAATTTTGCAATGTACGAAATTTTTGTACAAAAACTTTTCACACAAATTCAATAAACTTATCAAACTCTATTTCAATGATTTCTACTTCGCTGTCGGAAGTGTACAAATCATTCGCTTTTGCTGTGTCTATTGCGTTGTTTTTTGTCGAAAAAACGCCGTGAAAAGTGCGTGAACGCCTGCTTTTTTGCGGGTCGGTTTGAAATAAAATGAATACTGTCATTGTTTTGATTTTTGTGTGTTTAACTAAAATGTCTTTGCGCTTTTTCGTATGCTTCACTTCGATTTGAGCCGTAAAAGCGCAGCCACTCGCCATTCATTGTTCTAACATTGCAAACGATACAGCCGTTTACCTCGCTGAAATGATAGTCTGAAACTTCATTGATAAATTGTAAATCTTTCATTGTTGTAACTTTTTAATTGATTGATAATAAATTTGCTTTTTTGTAACACCGCCATTCTTGCACTTCTGTATCAAAATACACCTGCACGGTATCATTTTGTTTTCGGTTACTTTCGCCGGTGCTCGGCACAAGTTTTTGGGATAATGTGCCATACGCCTCGCGGATACTGCCATCTACTTTTTGAAAATAGAACTTGACTATTTTTACAGCCATTTGGCTTTTCAGTTTGAAGTTCGCCCAAGCCTTTTTTAAAGCCTCTGACAGGCTGAAACCGTTGAGTTTTACAAACTGCCACGCAAGGGACATAATTTGTTTTAAATCAGTTGTTTTCATATCAATTATTTTTTTTGTTATACATAATTTTCTTTTTTGCCCATTTCTATATCAAAACCTAATTGACCTGTTAAAAGCAATTCAAAGGCTCTTTGCCTGAAAATAGAGTAATTGCCGCGCCGCTTGCAAGTTTTGCCGTTTTTTTCGTACAGCGTATAATATCTGTAATCGTAAACGCCTGTATATCTGTTTTGCTCGCAGATAAAAGCACCTATTTTTTGCCCGCCTTTGTCGTGTCTTGTTTCTGCAAAATTCACAAAACCGTAAAGCGTTGGTGTTTGTTGGTTGAAGTCTTGAAAAGTCATAATATTTGCTTTAAAATTGATTTATAAGTTTCAATTCTTGATTTTTCAGATTGGCGAACTGTTTGAAGTAATTGAAACCTGCATTTTCTTTGAGAAAAACATCGAAAACTCTGTGAATTTCGTTTTTGATAGGCTCTAACCGTTTGGCTGAGTTGAGGTACTTAATAACTTCTTCTCTCTGGTGGTTTGCCATAATTCTTTGATAACTGCTTTCATATTAAATACACTTATTCGTGCCGTGCGCAACTGTTAGAGTTATTTTACTTGTAAGGGTTTGTACCATCTATAATCATCTTTTAATTGCTTTACATTTGGGTTGTGTACATATTGAAATAACTCAGCCCAACCACCACAACCGCAAAAATCAAAATCATAAAAAGTTTTTTCGCCAAAAAACTCTGATTTCATTTCATTTGCCGTTGCGCCAAAATCAACAAGATTGACACTGTTTTTATAATCTATAAATTTGCAATAAGCCGCGCCTATTTTTTTGAAGCCTAATTTGTCTTTTTTGGGCGTAAATGAAAGCATCATTGTTTTCATTTTTGGGTACATTGCGAAAAATTTTTCAGCCTGTAAAGGTCTTACATAAGGGCTAATGTTTAATAGCTTGTTCGTTTTCATATTCATAAATTTTTAAATTGTTATTATCAGTTGATTTTGTAAATCATTTATTTTACTTTCACTTTGCAAAAGTAATATATTTATTTTACATACCAAAATATTTTGCTGTTTTAATTCTTAAACTTTGTTAAATCGTAAAATAAATATATTACATTGCGTATCTTTGCAGAAAATTTAATCATACAAGTATTTTACATTATGATAGACATTAAACAAAGTATAAAAAATTCAGGTGTTGGAATTACCGAACTTGCAGATAAACTAAATGTTTCTCGGCAAACGGTGCATTACTACATCAATCAAGGAAATAAAAACAGCATTGATACATTAGAGAAAATCGCTGCTGTTTTAGGAATTTCGGTTGCCGATTTCTTCACACCTGCCTGTTCGGACGACTTCACGGCTTTTGTCAGCAACAAAGGTGAAATGGTGCGTTTGAACTCCGTCAGCGAATTTAAAAAGTATGCAGACAGTTTGAGTTAATTTTTTTTTCGGAACAAAAAGTGCCGTTATTTTGTGTAACGGCACTTTTTTTACATTTCCATTTTCTTAACCGCAACGCGATAATACCCAATCAGAATATCTAATTCGGCATCGCTCCAACTCTTTTCGTCGTTCTTTTTTTCTTCGAGATACCAAATGTGCGCAATTCCGAAATGCCGGATAAGGTTTTGTTTGTAGGCTTCGAGATTTCCGTTTTTGTAGCAGTTGCAAGTTTCACATTGCGGTTTGCAGTTTTTCGGGTCGAAGCGCAAAGAGTTGTGCCGACGCGAGTGGTAGTGTCCACACTGTAATTGTTTCCAATGCATCCGTTTTCCGCAGGTAAAGCAGGTGTTGAATCCATTGTCAGCACCTTGCAGACGAATGAATTTAGAAAATATTTCGTCGAGGGTTTGGATTTTGGTTTTATTTGCCATTTTTTAGAAATTCAATAATTTGTTTCGTTTTGTACGGTTTTCGATAACTTATTTTTCGTATTCTGTTTCGCTCTTGTTCAAACAGTTGTTCGGCTGTAAT